AGATGCCAACGCCACCACGCGAACGTGCGCGGCGAGATCTGCTTCCTCGCGCAGAACTTCGCGGCCGACTCACCCGAGTCCTCGAACTTCGCGAGGACCTCCAACCACTGCGCGCGGCTCCGACGGACCATGGCCTCGAAGATCGCTCATGCAGCGGCGCGACGGAAGCCTGCCGAGGGCTTCCATCCTCGGACGGATACGTAGCAGCGCGCTTGGTGAGTGCACCACTGCCCTGATCGCGGGGCGCACCGGCTACGCGCGCATCGATAGGACGACCGTGCCGGCGACCTTCCGCTCCGACGAGCCGTCGCCGCGCGCCGCGGGTCCGATCAACGCCCCGACTTGCGCCGCGGACGCGTCGAGCGCACGAACTCGACGAATGCGCGAAAGGCCGCGGTCGGCAATCGGCTCCGCGGATAGTAGAGCGCCTCGCTTCCGAGCGGCGGCGTCCACTCTCTCATCAGCTGGACGAGCGAGCCATCTTCGAGGAACGGCGCGCACTCGCGGGCTTCGGCGTAGGCGATCCCGGCCCCCGCCGCTGCCGCCTTCGCGGCGAGAGACGTCGAGCCCACGATGAGACGGCCGCGGACCTTCGCCTCGACCAACTCGCCTCGGCGCCCCATCTCCCACTCCATCAACGCCCCACTCGGCAATCGATTTCGAATGCAGTCGTGCGCAAGAAGGTCGCCGGGCGTCGCCGGAGTACCCCGCGCGTTCACGTAGCTCGGCGCAGCGACGATCATGAGCGACTCCGGAATGCCGAGGGGGAGAGCGATCATGTCCTGCGGAACGTAGGGCTCGAGCCGGAGCCCGGCGTCGAATCCCTCCGCGATGATGTCGACGATCCTTCCCTCGCTCACGAGGTCCACGCGGACGTCGGGTTGCGCTCCCATGGACGCGAGCACGATCGGAAGCAGTCGATCTGCTCCCCAGCTCGACGCATTGATGCGGACCATGCCGGAAGGGCGATCGCGCAGATCGCGAATCCCCTCGATCGCGCCGTCGATCTCGGCGAGCGCGGGCCGCACCCGTGTCAGGAACGACTCGCACGCCTCGGTCAGCGAGACGCTCCGTGTGTTCCGCATGAAGAGAAGGACGCCGAGGTGCCGCTCGACGTTCGAGACGATGTGACTCACCGACGACGGCGACATCTCGAGCTCCTTCGCCGCGCTGCGAAAGCTGCGATGAATCGCGACGGCGTTGATCACGGTCAGGTGGCGAATGCCGAGGTCTTCCATTGTCCAGTTCCCGTCATCACGCTGTTCACTATCGGACGGCTACCCAGATCGATCCTGCTTCGTAGGATGGCCTCATGTCTACGACGCACAGCCGATCGAGTCAGACGGTCCTCGTGACCGGAACGTCGTCGGGCTTCGGTCTCGCGATGGTTCGCCATTTCGCCGAACGCGATTGGAACGTCATCGCGACGATGCGCGATCCCAGCCGCGGGCCGGACCTCCCCAGCTCCGACCGGATCCTCGTCACGAAGCTGGACGTCGAAGACCGGGGGAGCATCGAGACCGCGATCGCAGAGGGCATTGCCCGGTTCGGTCGCATCGACGCCCTCGTCAACAACGCCGGGTACGGCCTCTTTGCCGTCTTCGAAGCGGCGTCGCGCGAGGCCGTGCAGGAGCAATTCGACGTGAACGTGTTCGGCCTGATGGACGTGACTCGGGCGATCTTGCCCCACTTCCGAACGAATCGCGCCGGAACGATCGTCAACATCACCTCCGGCGCCGGTGTCTTCGGCGCCCCGATGGCGTCGATCTACAGCGCCTCCAAGTTTGCCGTCGAAGGCTTCTCCGAGGCCCTTTGGTACGAGCTCCAGTCTCTCGGTATCCGCGTGAAGGTCGTCGAGCCCGGCGGTGCACCGGACACCAACTTCATGGCGCGCATGGCCGGCGAAAGCGAGAAGCTTCGCCTGCCGAGCGACTACGTCCCGTTCGTGAGCCAGATCTCGCAGGCCTACGCTGGAATGGCCTCCGGGTCGGACAAGGACGCGGTCAGGAAGGTCGTCCGTGCCACGTACGACGCCGTCACCGACGGCTCCGATCGTCTTCGCTACCAGCCGACCGACGACATCCGACCGATCGTCGAAGCGCGGCGCAGCAAGTCGGAAGACGAATATCAGTCGCTACTTCGCAGCGTCTTCGTCCCTCAAGCATGACCGGTCCACGGCCGAGGAGACAATCATGAAGAACTGGTTCATCACTGGGATCAATTCCGGCATCGGTCGACAGCTCACAGAGCAGCTCTTGGCGCGCGGCGAGCGCGTGGCCGGAACCGTCCGCAAGCCCGGAAGCGTGGACGATCTGAAGACGAAGTATGGCGAGCGTCTGTGGATCGGCGAGCTCGATGTCACCGACACTCCCGGCATTCGGCTGGTCTTCGACCGTGCGGCGTCGACCCTGGGGCGCGTCGACGTCGTCGTCAACAATGCTGGTTACGGGCTCGTCGGCGCGGCGGAGGAACTGACCGATGCGCAGATCGTCCATCAGATCGACACGAACTTGATTGGCTCGATTCAGGTCGCGCGCGCCGCCATTCCACGTCTTCGTGCGAACGGCGGCGGCCGCATCATCCAGATTTCGACGATGGGCGGACAAGCGACCTTCCCCGCCGGGAGCCTCTATCACACGACGAAATGGGGCATCGAAGGCTTCATGGACGCTATCCGCCACGAGCTCGCGCCCTTCGGGATCGGGATCACCATCGTCGAGCCGGGGAGCGCGAGGACCGAATTCGCCCAGAGCGGATTGCAGTTCGGCCCGGCGCTCGCCGCGTACGAGGACGGCCCCGTCGGACAGACGCGCGCGTACTTCTCGAAGCCGCGTCCTGCTCCGCCAGGCGACCCGGCCAAGATGGCGAAGGTCATCATCGAGAGCGCGGACCAGAATCCCGCCCCGCTGCGCATCGCCCTCGGTAGCGATGCGTACGCATCGATGCATCGCGCGATGACAGATCGACTTGCGTTACTCGAGAGTCAGAAGGACCTCGCAAGCTCCACGGACTTCGGCTGAGCCGCAGCAAACGACGAAGCCCCGGGGAGCGCCGGGGCTTCTTCAGTTGCGTGGGGAGGATTTGATAACCCAAAGGTCGTAGGTTCAGGAGCGTCGTGGAGCCTTGCCCGCCTTGCTGTTGTTGAAGGTTTTTCTCAACGCAGCGCGCCGCCGAGCTCCGTCAACCTTGCCTCGCTTGCCGGACTTCGCCTCGCGGTGGCCCGAGAATGGCCCGAAGGAGTCTTTCGTTCGGGCGAGCCAAGCGAGGCCCGTCTCCCAAGCCTCGCGCTCCTTCTTCTCGCGCTCGAAGAGCGCCGGCGTCTTTTGGAGCACCAGTGTGTAGGGACGGCCCGAGCGGAGTGTCGTGTGCGTGACGGGCAGCTCGCTCCCGTCGATCTTCTGGTGGACGTGGGCGCGCTTGTCCTGCGCGAGCGGCCAGTCGAAACGTGTCCGCGTCCGATCGGAGAGGAACCGCGCGAGCTCCTTGCAAAGCGCGCAGCCGCAGCCGCCTGGCGGAGCGATCGACCAGTCGTCGCTGGCGCGCGCGGGCTTTCGCCCGGCTTCGGCGAGCACCTCCTGCGCGTGATCACGAACGGACCCCAGGCCCAGCTTGCTCAGCTTCTGCCGCTCGTAGGTCTTCGCCGCGGTCTCGAGAAGCGAGACGAGCGCGCGCGATGGACATGCGCCAGAGGTGAGGAAGCCCAGGGCCTCGGTCTGCACCGACGCTGCACCGCACGCGACCGAGCCGTCGAGGATGCCAAGGAGCGCGTGGTCGAGACGCGCGACCTCGCGGAGCACCCCGCTGGGACGGAAGCGCAGCGCACCGCGATACTCCCCGAGCAGCCACGTCCACTGCTTCGCGATGATCCGTCGCGCAAGCTCGGTTGCCTCGTCCTGCCCCGCCTCGCCGATCACCGCGACGAACGTCGGGAGCGATTGGAGCCACGATAGCCGCCGGTCAGGAGAACGGACTTCGTAGCTGCGATCGGAGCTCCCGGACGCGATGAACGAAGCACAGGACTTCTCGAACCACGAAAGGCCGTACTGGGCGACGACACCGACCAGCGTCGGTGCGGTCTTCGGGCTCACGTGCTCGATGCGGAACGGGTGGAGCAGCGCCGCTGCAAGGACGCGATCGTCGAGCCCCCGGCTCACCTGAAGCGCGCGGCCCACGAGGCTTGCGGGATCGTCCGCGCGGACGGTGCGCGACCAGAACACAACGAGCTGCTCGGCCATCTTGCGCGCCTCGGCTAGCTGCTTTCGGCCGATCGCCTTCGCGATCTCCCCGATCGCCCAGCGTGCCGACACCTTCGCGCGGATCACGAACGTGCGTGACCGAGGCCAGAGCACGACGGCCGCCCGGTGGTACCAGCGGTCGACCGTGTTGCCCCAGTTGCCCATGTACCCTTCGTGCTCGGACTGGAAGGGATCGAGATCGACGGACGGCTTCGTGAAGCAGAGCTCGGCCGAGTCGACGTGGCTCGACACACGCTCCGCCTTACCGCGTACATCGACGAAGTGACGGAGCTCGACGCCCGAGTCCATCAGTTCGATGAGCTCGGGTGTGCCCGACGTCTCCTCGTCGCCCCCCTCTTCGCCGTCATCGTAGTCGTCATAACGGTAGGAGCGCCGACGGCCGTAGCGATAGCCGCGGTCGTACTCGTCCTCGCATGACCACGTCTCGTGGACATCGGCGAGCGCGAGCACGATCTCGCAGTCGAGCCGCTGCGCGACTTCGCGAAGCGCCGCGGCTCGTACGGCGTCAGCGTTCTTGAGACGACTCCACCCGAGGCCCTTCTGGCTGTATTGGTGGTCGAGCAGGTAAACGAGGCGGTCGGGCGGCTCCGGAGGCGCGCTCCCCGCCCAGCGGGGCGGCGGGGCATCACGGAAGAACGCTCGAACGCCGCTTTCGAGGGCATCGACGTGCTCCGGAGGAACCGAGAGCGCGGCGTCGCGACCACTCGCGAGGAGCAGGTTGTACGTGAGGACGATCCTGTGGCCACTCTTGACCGGCCGAACCTCGTGGTGGCAGTCGGCGTAGAACGCGATCATCCCGAGCCCCTCGCTCGAGCCACGGAACACGACCCTCTCCTCGTGGTGCTTGACGACGATCTCACCGCCCGAGAAGTCGGAGGGGAGCGTGACGACGAGCGTCGCGATCATGTCGTCGGACTTCTCGGAGTCCTGGTGCGTCACGAAGAACTGACCGGGCGCGTAGACGAGCATGTTGTGCAGCGAAGCGCGAAGCTTCGCGCCCGGCCCGAGACCGAGGCCACGAGCGACCCGCTCGATCGCTGCGGTCAGCGCGCTCTTCCATCGGGCTGCGTCGATCTTGATCTTGCTCTTCGCGATCTCCCACGTGTCTCGGACGGTCGTGTCGAGCACCGTCTGGTCCTTGAAGCCGTGGCGCGCCGGCTTCGCCACGCGACAGAGCGCGGCGGCCTTCGCCTTCGCCACGGGAAGTCCAATCCGACCGACACCCGAGACCTCGATGACGAGATCCTCGGCTTTCGCGTCGAGCTTCACTGCAAACGCGCCGGAGCGTCCGATGCGCCCGAGAACATCCTCGACCGCCGTCATGACCGGCGCCGCCTTTGCGCTGGATCTTTCGAGCGACCGGGCTGCGATGGCGCGCTCATTCGCGGTTTCGTCGCCATCAAAGCATCCGCGGCCGGAGCGAGCTGCGCGTAGAGTTCATGAAGCTTTCGCCGCAGGAGCGCCTTCGACGGGAGGACCGTCTGGTACTCGGCGACGAGCGTTGGTGAAGTCGTGCGCGCGAGCGCGTACTCCACCACCTCGTCGTCCTTGGTCGCGCAGAGCAAGACGCCGATCGACGGTCGCTCGTGCGGCTTCTTCACGTCACGATCGAGCGCCTCGACATAGAACGAGAGCTGCCCCAGGTCGGCGGGCTTGAACTTCTCCGTCTTCAGCTCGAACGCGACGAGGCAGGAGAGACCGCGGTGGAAGAAGACGAGATCGATCGCGAAGTCCTGACGGCCCACCTGCACTGGATACTCGGAGCGGACGAAGCAGAAGTCGCGACCGAGCTCGGTGATGAACCGCCCGAGGTCGCGGAGGAGGGCGCCGTGGAGATCGGCTTCGGAGTGGCCATCCGAGAGGCCCAGGAACTCGAGGCTGTAGGCGTTCTTGAACTCGTCGAGGGCCGCCGGGTGGGTTCGTGCCACCGCCGGTGACACTTTCTTCGCGGTCGCCTCGCTGCGAAGCGCCGCGCCTGCGTGGATCTGGCGCTCGAGCTCACGCTTGCTCCACCGCCCCTTGATCGCCGCGAGCATGTAGAATTCGCGCTCTTCGGCGTACTCTGCCTGGCCCAGGATGATCAGGTGATGGGTCCACGGCAATTGTCTCACCAGCGGTGAGACTTTTCGGTCATCTCGATACGCCTCGTAGAACTGACGCATTCGGAAGAGGTTCGGTCGGGTGAAGCCCCGCATCCCCGGATACTCGCGCGCGATGGTCGCAGCGAGATCGTCGACGACGCGGGCGCCCCACACGGCGCTCGCGATCTTCCCGCTGATGTACTCGCCGAGCTGCCAGTACAGCCCCACCAGCTCGGTGTTGACCGCCTGATACGCGCGGCGGCGCGCGGCCTCGATGAGCGCGAGCACCTCGTCGAACTCGCCCGGCTTGGCCGTCGCACGACTGGACGAGCGCGGCTCCATCAGCGCGCCCCTTTCGGCGCCCGGACGTCGCGCCCCCTTCCCTATGGCCTTGCTCTTCACCATGAACGCCGCCGCTGGCAAACCAATACATGAGGACCGCGCCGATGTTGATCTCGAACGTCGGCGCGGTCGATCGCGCCGTCAGTGCAGACTCTGCCGGCGTTGTACTCGGACCTCGTCCTCCTTCTTCTCCATCTCCTCCCACGACCGCCCGTGCCGGACGTCATCCCAACAGAAGCGAACGCCCTGGTTGTCGTTCGGGTTGAACGACAGCATCCGCTCGAAGACCGCCTTCGCGGTGGTGGAGTCTCCGAGCCGCCAGAGACAGAGCCCATAGCCGTGCAAGCACCGGAGGAAGGCGCGGTTGTAGAGATGGGCCCACGTGAGCAAACCGTCGAAGTCCGGCGGCAGCGACAGCTCGCCGATGCGGACGCCGACCTCGTAGTGGAGAAGCGCCTGCCGCGGCCTCTCGTCGAACTCCATGCTGCCGAGCCCGGCGTGGGCGTCGAGTACACGAAGGTCTTTCGCGAGCGTCTTCATGAGGAGCTCGTGGGCGACGTACGCGCGGCCCGCGGCCCGGAGCTCGGACGCCGTGCACGTCGGATTGTCGTCAGGGTCTTCGCCCGGAAGTTGTCCCCAGGCGATGGCGTCGAACTCGAACGACGGCCTCGGCTCCGCAGTGTTCTTCTTCCACAACTTGGCGTAGGCGCTACGACCGCGAACAGGCTCTGTTGTCTCTGCGACGTCCTCGAGCTCACCGCCATGAAGACGCAACGGCACGAGACCGAGCCGAGGGATGTCGATGCGCGCCCCCTCGACCTTACCGCTTGCCCACGGCCGACCGTTGTGGGACCAGCGCTTGTCGATGGTGAGCGCGGCGACTTGCCCGGGCACCACCGTGAGCTCGCTGTTCACGCGGAATACGACGTCCCCCTCTTCGCCGAGGATGCGAACCACCGCCGACCGTATCGTCGTGGTGACGACGATGGCCTCACACCGGGTCGGCATCGACGTCGGCGCCAAGAGTGCGGCGCGCTCGGTCATCACCTGCACGCGCGCAGCCGAATAACTCTCGCCGGTCTTGGCCTGGCGCTCGCGGATTCGATTCTTCAAGTCTTTCGACACGGTCATTGACGTTCTCCTCGGCTGCGCGACCGTTGGCCCGCTCGTGGCCGCGCAGCGAAGACATTCATCGTCGCACCGGAGGAGTGGCTCCCCTTTGCCCCGTAGTGGGGTCCTGCGGGCAGGACCCTCGGAGGTCGGCGTCGGTTCCGCCGTGGGGTGGACCGTCGCCTACGACCGCCGCGTTGTCAACCGCCGTCGTTTTCCTTCTCGTGCATCTCCCGCCACGACCGACCGAATCAGCGGCCGCTCAAATCCAGCCCGCAGTGAACACACCGCTTGTTGGTCAGGTGCATCCCTCGCGTCTCATGACGTGAGAACGCCTTACCGCAGTCGGGGCACTCGAACGACGTCAACCGAGCGACCACGAGGACCATCGCGAAGATCGGCACCGACATGCTGACGCTCGTCGACGCATTGGCGTCATGGAGCTGCACGAGGATCACTGCCCCGATCACCACGCACGGGAAGAGCAGCAGCATCAGAAGGCCGATCAGTCTCCACCGCCGAAGCTCCCGCCGCCCTTGCTCGTGCTTCTCCGTCACGTGGCCGCCCCCCCAACCCCACAAAACGCCGAAGGCCCCGCTCGTCGACGGGGCCTTCCTCGTGTTTCTTGGTTGCGCGGGTAGGATTTGAAAGCAAGGGGAAGCGAGTAATCGCCATGCCTTACGAGAGGGCACGTGAACGCTCGCAGCAGCCCGCGCCGACGTCCAACGACGAAGCGCGGGCGCGTTCACTCGCGCTCGCCGCGCGCGACCTCTTGCGGGCCGGGCTCGTTGCCGAGGCGCTCGCGCTGCTGGAACAGGCCGAAGCCAGGCCGGTCGAAAGAAAAGATCGACAATCGACCGAGAGCGCTTGACTGGCGGGATATCCCGCCGTAGGCTGTCTTGTGTCGGGGCGAGATGCTCCGGCAGGAGAGATAGCCAGATGACGACGACCTACAGCGTGCAGATGACCGACTCCGAGACCCCGGCTGTGTGGATGTCGCTCCCGGGCGTCGTGTGCCGCCCCGGCGCGCAGGATAGTGGCCGCGTGCGCTACACGGTCGAGACGCCCGATGCAGCGTCGCTGGAGAGCGCGCTCAACGCTGACGACGACGTGATCTCGTATGAGACGTCGGCGACCGTGAGCGCGCTCGAATGGGATGACGGCACCGACGAGACCGATCGCGGCTGGTGGTACTCCTACGCCGGCACGTCGCACATCGTCGTCAGTGGCGATCTGACCGCTGACTCCGATCGTAACGAGGTGCTCGCTGAGATCGCGCGCAAGCTCCGCGTCAACACGGTGCGCGAGGTCTAGTGCCGGTACGCAAGCCAGCCCCAACGCGCCACGGGGCGACGCAGCCTGAGGAGACGCGAGCGCGCAAGGCGCTCCTACTCAGGCTGCGCCCCGAGGTGATCGACGCGCTACGCCAGCGCGCGGCCGCGGAAGAGATGACCCTGGCCGCGTACGTCGAGCGGCTCATCACAAAAGACGAAAGCCCCGCGCGCTCGTGAGAGCGGCGGGGCTTTCGTGTTAGGGCGCGGGGCCGTCGAGGTCGAGCACGCGCGGCGGCGACTCCGGCATCGCGTGTACCGTGCCGCCTTCGATGACGGCGGGCTCGCCGTACTCGCCGTTGGCCTGCGCCTCGGCGGTCAGCTCGTCGGCTGGCGCGGCGAAGGCCTTGCGCAGCGCCGCCATGGTGAGCGGCCCGATGATGCCGTCGTCGACGAGGCCGTGTGCGCGCTGGAACGAGGGCACGTCGGCAAAGCCGAGCGCCTCGATCGCAGCCGCGCGACCTTCGACCGTGTCGAGCGGGCCGGCTGGATCGAGGCCTTGCCCGACTGCTTCGAGGTACAGCTTTTTCATGGCCGCGTTGCGCGGGATCACGCCGCGATTGTCGTCGGCCGTGTTCGGGATGCGGTCGCGCCCGTCGGTGTTGATGTGGCACGCGCCAGCCGCCGCGCGGAAGTCGTCAGCGAGCAGAAGCCGACGCAGCGCCGTGAAGCCGACCTTGTGGAAGTGCGTGCCGCAAGCCCAGGCCATGAGGTGCGTGGCGAGCTGCGCTTGCCACGGCCAGCGAGGGAACGACGGATAGAGCGACGTGAGGATCGCTTCGTGGACTGCGAGCTGCTTCGCGACGACTTGGTGCGCGCCCTCGACGGTCAGGCGCAGCGTGTTGCCCTTGACCTTCTTCGCGCGGTAGTGACCTTGCGCCGCCGCGTACGGGTCAGCCTTGACGGCCTTCCAACACGCGATGATCTCTTCAGCGGTCGCGGGCTCGCCGTGCTCGTTGATCCACGGGCACGACAGCGCGGCTTGCCACGGCGGCGAGCCGTGGTCGATCAGGTTGCCGCGGGCCGTTGTCACGAGGCCGAGATTGTCGAGGTACATGTACGGGATGTCGCCCTCGAATTCGGCCGTGATTGGCCAGAAGGCCTCTTCAGCTTCTCGCTTCACTGGCCACCCCCTTCGCGCGCGCCGAGCACGCCGACCATGGCGCCCTCGCTCGCGAGCAACATCGCGCTGCGAATGCCGGCCATGACTTCGGCCTTCGAGCGCCCCTGCCGGAAGGCCTCGCGAACCTGCGCGATGATGTCGCCGTGCTCGATCAAGAACGCGCCGATCTCGGCAACGGTCATGATCACCGGCCCCGCGCTGATGTCTTCCGGCTTCATCGGTCCCCCGCTTCCTTGGCGTCCGCGCCGCCGTCCTTGAAGTGCGCCGCGATGCATTCGTCATAGACCGGCCAGCAGCGCCGGGAGACGTCGGCCGGGCTCGCGCCCGCGCGCTCCGCGTCGCTCTTGCAGCCGATGGCCTTCGCCTCGCAGACGCCGATCCTGATGCCATCTGCGGCGATGCTCGCGTGGTCCTGCGCCGTCAGCCCGCCGAGGCAAGCGACGAGCGGCAAGAGCACGAACGCGAAGAGCGAGACCGCGCGGCGAGTCACTTGCCACCGTCCTTGTTGGTGTCCTTGGCATCAGCCCTTCCGAGGAGGAAGTTCGTCACGGACGAGATGACGAGGAGCACACCGGCGGGGATCTCGCCGAAGAGCTTGTAAGCGGCGATCACGGCGCCGAGAAGAGCGACGGCGATGACCGTCTGTTGCCAAGAGATGTTGCGCACGTCGATTCCAGTCGATGCCATGGAGGCACCTTTCCCGCGCGCGGCCGCGCGCGTTGTTGGGCGGCTTGCGCCGCGTAAGCGCCCGCGCCGCTGCGAGCAGCGCGGGCGTAAGATCAGACCGCGCCGAAGCGCTGTTTCGACCAGGCGTAGAGATCGGCGAGGTCGCCGCCGCTGATGATTCCGTCCACGACGATGATTGCGCCGATGTCACCGATGAAACCGTCGACGTCGGTGTATCCGGCGCCGAGCGTGTCGTAGACGACGCTCATGTACGTCGCGCCCGAGAACGTCGCGCCCTGGACCGTCGCGCCCGAGTAGAGAGAGATCACGCCGCCCGTTGTGTGGGTCGAGCCGATTAGGCGCGTGCTGCCGTTGTTGAGACCGCTGCCGCGCGTGCGCTGATTCCATGCGCCGCCGTCGAACGAGCAGTGAGCGATCAGCCCCGCCGACGCGCCGAGCGAGTCGCCGCCGCCGCCGCCGCTGTCGCCGATCACGGTCAGCGGAGGGTTGACGCCTGCGTTAGCGCTGCTCGCGTCCGATGACGTCCACTTGCCGACGAAGAACATGCTGTTCCCCGAGACGAGCGGGCGCGACGTGCCGCGCACCCAACGCTGCTGCACGTAGCGAATACACGGCAGAGTGCCGAAGGCGTTTGCTACCTGCGTGGGTCTGTTGCCGCCCGTGCCCTGCGTGAACGAGGCTGCGTTAGCGGACTGATCGACCCACGTAGTGACCGCGCCCGCCGACGTCGTAACGCCCTTGTTGGCGTCGAAGTACGTGTCGATCCCGGTGATCTGCGCCGGGGTCCAGTACTTCGCGAGGCCGTTGCCGCTCGTGCCGCTCGTCTGCGTGTCGGGGTTCGTGACCACGACCGCGAGCGAGCTGCCCGCCGCTCGAGCGCCCGGGACCACGTTGATCGTGGTCGCGTTGACGTAGGTGACCGTTCCCGCCGTGCCGCCGATCGTGCACGTGCAGCCGCTCACGAAGCCGGTACCCGTGACGACCGTAGGCTGACCGCCGCCCGCGGTGTCCAGCACCGCAAGCGACAGCGCCGAGACCGTAGGAGCCGCAACGTAGGTGAACGCGCTGGCGAGGTCGCCGAATTGCGCGTCCGGGTTGGTGACGCGCACCGTGCGGTTTGCGCCCGTGCCGGCTGGCGTGACCGCCGTGATGGTCGTCGCGTTGACGACGACCACGCTCGTGCACGCGACGCCGTTGACGGTGCAGCCGGCGCCAGAAACGAAGCCGGTACCCGTGACGGTGATCGCCGTGCCGCCGACTTCGGGCCCGCTGCCGGGCGCTACGTTCGTCACGGTCGGCGCCGCGAGCGCCGACGGGATCGGAGACACGAGGAGCGAGCCGAGGCCGATCATATCTTCTGCGCTCGCACTTCGTAGCCCCACGTCACGGCGCTAGCCGTGCCCGGAGTCAGGCGCAGGACCATGGACGTCCCGCTGCCGCCGAGCACCTGCAACGACGCGGCAGGCGTGCCCGTACCCTTCGTGTCGTTGTCAGGGGTTCCGTCGATCGCTGCGCCCGTGCCGTTGTGGTAGAGGACTCCCGATAGCTTGATCTTGCGGCGAATGCCGGTGCCCTTCGCCGTGATGTAGACCTCGAGCGCCCACACATCGCCAGCCGCGACCGACCACGGGAGCGTGATGTCGAGGTCGGCATTCGCGCTCGTCGCCGCGTTGCTGTACTTGCCCGCGATGGTCACGACAGGATCGCCGCTCGTGATCGTCTCGGTCGCCGTCAGCACCGCGCGCCCCGCCTCGTCAGGGACGAAGCAGGACACGAAGTAGCGGTCGAGCCACGACGTTGCGCCGGGAACGTTGCTCATGTGCACACCGCTGCGGGAAGGGCCGCTCGGAAGGGTGGAAAGATCTGCGTCTCAGCGACGAGCATGCAGCCACTCTCGCCGTTGCTCGATCCCCATGCGCCGAGCTTCGGCGTCGTCGTGGTGCCGAACGAGGTCAGGCCGAGCGGTCGCCACGTCGCGCCGCCGTCGAGTGACATGATCGTGCGAGCGCTCGAGATGTTGTCGAACGAGGTCGAGATCAGCGGCGGCAGCTCGCCGTTACCAGCGCCGGGGCCGGCGACGGCAACGTTCGTGATACCCGTGTTCGTGAGGCTCGTGAGGAGCGTCCACGTAATGCCGTCGTCGATCGACTTCCACACCTCTGCCGCGGGCGCGGCCTGCGCCTTGCCGATCGTGATCAGCCACGTCGTGCCGCCGAGCGGGACGACCGAAAGATCGGTCGCGCTCGCAAGGCCGGTCGTGAACGTCGTCGAAGCCGTGAAGCTCGTGCCGCCGTTGCTCGAGTAGCCGGGCCGTACCGTGGTGCCGTCGATGCACGCGGCGACGAGGCGCCCCGTCGACTTGCGGCAGCCCATGCGCGGTAGGCCGGGCGAGAACGCAGCAGCCCAGCCCACCGCGGCCGTGCCCGCCGTCCACGTCGTGCGATTCGTGCTCGTGCGCACGACGCCATCTTGGAAGATGCACCAACGCGCGTTGATCGGGTCGTACTGGACGAAGCCGTTATAGAGCGTGATCGCACCACCGCGCACGTCCGGCTTCGACCAGACGCCCGTGGCGATGTTCAGCTCGAACGCGTATCGCGTGTCCGTCGAGATGACGACGTTGCCGGCGTTGTCGCAATCGCCGAACTTAGGGCTTTCGCCGGCCGCGCCGGTGAGGGTCTCGGGGATCCACGTAAGCCCGCCGTTGAACGAGCTGCGAACGTTGGCGGTCAGGCCGAGCACATACCAGCGCTGCGTTGCCGGCGAGAAGAACGCCGAGCGCAGGTTAGCCGCGCCGTAGGGCGCAACGGGCGCTTGGTAGTTCGCGGTCAGCATCGCGTTGTGCTCGGTGCGCAGCGCTTCGTAGCGCTGGCGCAGGTTCTCGGTACGGTCGGCGAGCGCGACGTAGGCGACGTTGAACGTCGCCGCAGCCATAGCATCGCCGTCGTCCGGTACCTGAAACGAGACGGGGTAAGTAGTCGCCGTGCCGGCTTCCTGATGTCCCATTCAAAGCTCCCAGTATCTGCAATTGAGTAGATCCCGCGAGCTGAAGCCGCGCGCGGCTGCCCCGGTCGTGCCCCAATCGCCCCATTGCCCGTTAGGCAAGGACATAGGGACAGCGGGGTCGAAGAGCGCCGGATCTACCGTGAAGATGACGGCGCGAATGCACGTATGCTGCGCCTTCCACTGCTGGAAGAGACCGCGGCACGCGTTGTAGTCGATGCGAGAGATCGTGTGCCCGATCGCGTCCGGCTGATTGCCTACCAACGTGCCATCGCCGAGTGTGCGCGTGTGCTGCGCAAACGGCGTCGTGAAGAACACGACGAAGAGGTCAGACCAGTAGTGCGAGCGCCAAGGATGCGAGACAGAATCCCAATCCCATACGCACGATGTTAGACTGCTCGTGCCGTTGCTCTCCAGCGTGTACACGATGCCGTTTCGGCTGAAGATGCGAATGCGCGGCGCAGTACCGCCAGGCGGCACGCCGAGATACTCGCGCAGCTCGGTCGCGATCTGCTGCATGCTGCCCGCTCGTCGCCACTTCTCGAGCCAGAGGCGAAGGCGCGCCGTGAAGGTCTCGTCGGTGTCGTAGCGCCCGCGAAGGATGCCGCGCGAGCGTGCAATCAACGGGAGCGCCGAGCGCGTGCCGACGCCGGGGAGCCATGCGAGCAGCCCTTGCACGAGCCAATCGATGAACACGTCGAGCATCGCGACCATGACCCACATCACGCGAAAGCCCACCGTCTTGCCGCTCGTGAGCCGGCGATCGGAAAGCCACCACGGAAGGAAGTCGCGCATCTGGTCGCGCAAGCGTCGGTCGGGCGTCTTCATGTCGCTCCGATGTCGACGAGGGTTACCGAGATGATCGGCACGAAGTTAGCGACCTCGTTAGCCGCGAAGACTTGATCGGGCCCGGCGCCGTCGACGGCAAAGATCGACGGGTGCGCCGCCTTGATCATGCCTTCGAGGCCGCTCGCGTAAAGGTAGCCGGGCGCGCCTTCGATCTTCGAGATACCGCCAATCGGATATTCGCGCATCGCAGCAAGCAGCTCGTTGGCTACCAGCGTCTTGATGTCCTCGGCGCTGACGCCGTCAGAACGTCGAGCCCATACCGTGAGCGTGCGCCCGAAGACGAGCGGCACGGCGCCCGAGAGCACGACCTTCGCGGTATCCGGCCGGGCGGTCTCTTCGATGCTGAGCCCGATCGCTGTCAGGTCAGACGCGGCCGGCGCGCCGGTCGGCGAGGCCACCGTAATCGTCACGACGCCAGTGCTCGACGACGGCGACACGCGCAGGCGGTTGATGTCGACGGGCGTACCGTCGAGACGCAGCGCCGAACGTACCGCGTACGCGTACGCGCCGCGCGGGCCGAGACCGGACAGCGTGCCGAGCTTGTCGCGGCAGCGCTGCCGCAAGACGGGGTCAGCTTCGGCGTCGCTGCCGACGATCGCAAGGCCGTTCGTGACGCTCAGCCCAGGAAGCGCAGTCTCTAGCTTCGAGACCGTGAAAGCGCTCGTGCTGCTCGCGGCTCCGGCCTCGGCGGCGAGCACGGCGACCGTAACCACTGAGCCCGGGGGCGCCTCGACAACCTCCGTATTGTAGTAGGCCTTCCCCGTTAGAGGGTTGATGACCCGCAGCTGACCGGGCTGAAAAGCCGAGCCACCCGTGTACGAGATGCCGCCCGTGTTCGAGAGCTGCACGTAGCCGCTCGCGAACGTCGCCGGGATGCGCATCACGTTATAGACGTGATACGCGAGCAGCGTGAGCCAACCGCCTTTAGCGGTTTCGAGGAAGCCGCTCTCGACGAAGCCGAGAGCAAGCAACGTGAAGCCAGCGAAGACGCCCGCGACGATGTACAGCATCGTGTAGAGCGCGCCGCCCTTGCGCCATTCGCGCGCCTTGATGCCAACCGCGGTAAGCGCTGAGAGGAAGGTCTCGAAGACCTGCGCCGTACTCGCCGAGCGGAGTAGTTCAGCTACGGTAATCAACGACGGAACCCCGTGTAATTCCCGCTGCCGTCAAACAGCAGCGTGACGCCAAGCTCTCCGGCATTGGCTTGGATCTTCAGCTCGACATCGAGCGCCGAGCCCGCTTGGGAGTCGACTTCCGAGAACACGATCTCGACCGCGATGATGCGCGGGTCGTCGCAAAGCTTCGTCTCGATACGATGCTTGATCGCCGCTGGGCTCGACGCGCTGGAGAGTTCGTCTTCGAGCCCCACGCTTCGATCGGTCGCGGCAGCGTTGCTACCGAACGACTCCAAGATCATGTGCAAGATGTCTTGCCAAAGCTCTTGAATAGGGTCGTCCAGCTCGGTCCCGAATTCGTCGAGATCGTCTTCGCAGACAACGTCCATGAGTCCTCGCTAGTCGGTAAAAGTGATTGGAGACGCGATCGTCGCGGGGGGCGGCTGCGCCGCGCCGCCCGGGATCGCGTTGATTGCCGTTACGAGCGTCGCGAGGTATGCGAGCAGCTCGGTAGCCTTCGCGACCGGCGACGAGCCGAGGGGCCCGAGCGCGATGCGCGCAGCGTTGAGGCTCAGCTCAAGAGGGGGCGGGCTGCTCGGCTCGAAGCCGACAACGCGCGGCTTCGAGGGGTCGCCTTCGACGAAGACGACGCGCACTTGAGTCCCCGGGAGGATCTTCGCGGTGACGCCGGGAAGGCCGTATCCGACGTCGATCGACTCGAGCAGCATCGGCACATCGGCCGTGGGGTCGAGCTGGCCGAGCGTCACGCGCCCGTCGGGCGTCTGAAGCGCGACGATGTACGTGTATGTTTTGAGGTGCACGACGCCGCACGCCTCGCGCGCGAGGGTGCTGAGCGTTTCGACGAGGCGCGTACCCGCGGGCGCACCGTCTGTCGTGTTGAGGTCGCACCAACACTTCGCGCGGGCGCCGCTCGCGTCGAACGTCTGCTCGACGTCGCGCACCGTGGCAGAACCGAAGCGCAGGTCGACGAGGATCGTGCCCGGCGTGATGACGTCGTCGCTCGCGATCGTCGCCATGCGCTGCGACGGATCCCATTCGAGGACATCCGCGGTCAGCGGGTTGAACGGCATGGGGAGCCGCGGGCCGACCGTCGTGATGCCTTGCGGCGTCACGTACCAGTCGAGCCCGGCGAGCACGCGCGACGCCGGGCCGGCGCTGCGCACGTAATCCGTGCCCAGCCGCTTCGGGATCATGTCGAGCACGACTTCGCCGACCTCGGCGGCGGTCGCCGAGAGCACGGCGGTCGAGAAGACGCCGACGTCGTTGTGCAGATGGAGCGCGATGACGTCTTTTTCCCAGCCCGCGCCGCCGACGAGCTGGACCTTCGCCTTGTCGCCGAAGCGGCCCGAATCGCGCTCGTCGATCGTGCCGGCGAAGATGCTCGTACCGACCGTGAAGATCGCGCGGCCGCTCGGGACGATCTTCGTGATGTCGAGATCGACGTCGACGTCGAGCGTCCAACACCCTTTGGCGGGCATGATCAGCCGCGCCGCGGTCGCTTGCAGCGTGTTCAAGAACAGCGGGAGCATGCGACCTCAGGGACCGGCGAGCGCGGCGATGGATGCTTGGTTGGCTTGGATCGTCAGCAGTTCCGGATCGACCGGAGGCTTGACGTTGATCGGCGAGCCGGGCGGGCCCTCGAACGGCTTCACGAGCGCAGGCCGCGGCTTGCGGTACTGGAGGAAGCTGATCGTGCGAACCCATAGGCCGGTGTCGTCGGGCGCTTGCTCCCACTGCGTCACGTTCGTAACGACGACCTGAGAGATCGAAAGCGGCACGTCGTTCAAAACGGGATGCTCGATCGAGAGCGACATCGGACGCGCGCCGATGGGAGGATTCGCGAGCGTGAGCCGCGCGAACGCCTGCCACGCAAGGAAGTGTTGCGGCTCCCAGCAGAAGACGTCCACGTCGAAGGCCGCGAGGCCTTCGCCCATGAAGACGCAGACGGCGCCGGTCAGGCCGTAGCCGTCGCGCACGTCCCACTTGCGAGGCGAGCCCGCGCCGCGCACGACGGCGAGGCCGGGCGAAGGGGCCCCAGCCAGGATGATGTAATCCTGGTGCGGGGGCCCGCCGAGAAGATCAGCAATGCCCATCTGTCACCCCGGCACGGGAATGCCAGCACCCTGGCATGCATCCGCGATCGTTTTGGTTAGTTGCTCGAGCAACGACGTCTGCTGTAGCTGCGCCGCAATCTGCTTCGCATCGTTGCCGTTCACGTTGATCGTCACGTTGACCGTGACCGAAGCGCCCGCGCTCGCCCCGCCCTTCGGCGACTTGGGGCCGTCGGTGAGGAGGTTCGAGACCGCGCGTTGCGGGCCGTCTGCGTGGTCTTCGATGCCGCCTTCGAGGCCGGCGTCGATGTCCTTGCCCCATCCCTTCGCGACGCGAGACGGAGAACGAATCTCCATCGCCGTCGTGAAGGCTTTCTTGATGGTGCTCGCGAGCCCGACGACGGGAGCAACGAGCAGCGACGCGCCCATCTTGAGCCCGTCGGCGAGGCCTTCGACAACGCTCTTGCCGAGCGCCTTCCAATCCACGTTCCTCAGCTCGGTTCCGATGCGCTCGCCGAGGCTCGTGAAGGTTGTCAGTGCCGCCCATGCTGCGCCGACTGTTGCAGCAACAGCAGCAAACGCGCCGACCACGATTACGGCAGCAGCGGCCATGCCGTAGAGCGCTGTCTTACCGGCCTGAAGAGCGATCTTCATGCCGTCAACGTTCTTCAAGAGGTCGCTGTCCGCGAACATCTTGCGCAGCTCGTTGCGCGCCTTGAGGTAGCCGATCGTCAGCTCTTGCGCGCCGATGATCAGCCCGTAGACGAACTTCTTCGCGAGCGGCGTCGTGGTCGCGAACGAGCTGGAAAGCTCTTTCCCGAAGATCGTGACGATCTGCTTCAGCGCCTGACCGCTTTCGGTCGACAGCGAGAAGATCTCAGACATCTCTTTGAGCCCTTGGAGAATGGGCTCGAGATCGACGTCGCGCGTCAGCGCCGTGAACGCCTCGCCGAGTTTCTTGGAGAGGTTCTCCAGGCTCAGCATCTGGCGCAGGTTGATGCCGCCGAACTTCTTCTCGACGGCTGCGCGGATGGCCGCGGCGCCGTCGCCGAGCTTCACGCGCCCCTCGAAGAGCGCGGCCTGCGCTTCCTTGACGCCGACCTTCATAGACTTGGCCAGCTCTTTGGCCACGTCTTGGAAGTCGATGCCGCTGCCGATCATCTCCAGCGGATTGATCTGCATGCGGCCCATGAGGCGACCGCGCTCGACGAATTCACGCAGCTTGCCGCCTGCCTCGTCGCCGAGCGCCGCAGACGCCTGCGTAACCGCGTTCAGCGTGTCGACCCAGATCTGACCGCCGATGCGGCTCTTCGCGAGCGAGTTACCGAGCGCGTCGATCTGCGCCTTCGCGGTCGGCACCTTGAGTGCGAGCGCGTCGACTTGCTCGCCTGCGTTCTTCCCCCATTGCGCACTCGCGCCCATGGCGGCTTGACGAAGCAGGCCGGCACTGCGCGCGGCATCGGCGCTCTTGATGATCCAAGCGCCGAGCGAAACCGCGCCCGCGGCGAAGGCGGCAGCAGCCGCGACGACAGCGACCGTCAGCGTGACGACGCCGGCAGCGAGAAGCGCCGAGCGGCCCTGCGAGGTCGAGAACGCCTCTTTCAGGCCGTTCAGCTTGTCGCGCAGCGCGACGACGGGGCCGCCCGCTTTCGCTGCCGACGCGTTCAGCTTGTCTTGCTTTTCCTTGTCGGCCTTCGCCTGATCGGAAAGCGCCTTCTTCTTCGCGGCGAGCTGCTTCGCGTGGTCGATGGCCCTCTTGTTCAGCTCGGTAGCCTTGATCTGCTGGACCGTGAGCTGAGCGAGCGCCTGCTTCTCGGCTTCGATCTTCTTCGCGAGATCGGCTTTCACTTCCGCGGCACTCTCGCCCGCGGCGGCAAGCGCCTTGAGCTGCGCATTCATCTGCTTCAGCGCAGACTGACCCGCGCCGATTGATCGGCGCATGTTCTCCATCTCGCCGGCAACGCGCTGCGCGACCGCATCTGCGTTGCCGTCGAGCTTGACGGAGAACGTTGCTTCGTTACTCGGTGCTCCCGCCATTCGCTACCCTCGCCAATGCCAATGCGACGAGGCGCGCGCCTGCGCGTCGTCGAAGCCGTTCGTCTTCCGTGCACGACGCTGACGCGCGCTTACGCTTCGTCAGCAGCCCGCCAGCGGGCGGATCGACGAGCGCCTCTATGAGCGCTCCGCCGATCTCGTCGTTCCTCGTCGCGGCGATGGCGAGGTTCCTTATTTTCCCGCGTCGGCCTTGACCTTGAAGCCGTAGAGACCCGCGAGCTTCGTCGCCGCCATGTCGGCGAGATACGGGCGCCGCGCGACGATGCGCCGGTACACGTCGACGCTCGGGTGCACGAGGTTCGGCACGACGAAGACATCCGTATCGGCTACGTCCATCTTCGAGGCCTTGAACGTGTTGAAGCTGACGTCCTCGCCGAGCTTCACCGCGATGAAGCCGTCGCCGTACTCGGACGCGTCCACGATCTCGTAGGACTGCCCGCGCTTACCGATCGTCTTCTCGAGACGCTCTTCGAGCTCGAGCCCCTCCAACTCGGCGTCAGACCTCTCGGCGGCGCGCGCCTCGTCTCGCTTCTTCGCGGCCTCGCGTGCACGACGCAGGCGCTCGGCCTTGTCGGGGGCCGGCGCAGCGGGCGCGGGCTCGGCGGGGATCTGAACGGGGATCGCGTCGACGTCGGAAGGAATGCCCATGAGTGCCTCCAAAGAAAGGTTGATTCAACGCGCAAAGCCCCGCGCGCTCGTGAGAGCGGCGGGGCGACCAGCGCGAATTGCATAGGGCATCAGGTCAGAGCATCGGCGGTACCTCGCGTGTGCTTGTGCTTTCAACGCGCAAAGCCCCGCGCGCTCTTGAGAGCGGCGGGGCTTGCGATGTCAGATTCCGAGGCCGTTGACGCGCGAATAGAGCGCCAGGCCGTTGCGCGTGATCGTGAGGCAATCCATCGTGACGACGGAGAGAAGCTCGTCGCTTCCTTCGGCGAAGGTCTCTTTGACGCCTGCGATGCGGCAGCCCGCGACCATCACGATCACGGGCGGCACGGGGGCGAGGATCTCTTGATACTTCGCGATGAAGGGGAAGCGCGCGTCGCCGTACGAGCCGAACCCGAGAGGCGTCAACAGCTCGAGAAGCCGCTGCGACGACGATCGGAGCATCGTGACGACGACTTGCCCGGGAAGATACTTCCCGTTCGTGAGGCCGATCGGTGTGCCGTCCTTGCGGGACGCGTGCACGAGCTTGCGTTCTCGCTTGTCCTCGAAGTCGACCGCGGTGATGCCGACGAACGGCGCGCCCGCGAAGAGCCAAGAGCACGACGTCGCCGAAAACGGGATATCGTTCAGTCGCGTTTCGATCAGGTCGGTCATGGTCAGGCCTGCGTGCTGATGGCGCGAACGAAGCTCGCGTTGACGTTGAATTGTTTGATGTACGAGAGCGAGTCGACCATCAGCTCCGCGTTGATCGTCACGGGGCCGTTTGCGCCGATGTCGTCGGTACGCGAGAGCTTGAAGCGCAGATCGTTGACTTGACCGCGCAGTTCGTTCAGCGCCGTGTTCACGAGATCGTCCATCGTCTGCGCGTCGCCTTCGTCGATGTACTTTTCGTTATTCGGGCCGATCTTCGGATTCTCGCGCACACCCTTGGAAAGGTTCGTGGTGAGAATGTCGAAGGCGATCTCGCACGCACGATTCATCGTGCGGATATGCTGCGCGTAGACGTAATCGCTTCCCGTGGGAGAGATCACGTTCGGGTTCGTGAGGTAGACGCCCGCGCGTCGATCGAACGTGCGCAGCGTCACGAGGCGCAGATCGTCGAGGTTCGGATAGAGCGCCTCGTCGTGGTAGACGGGATTGCCCTTGCCGTCGCCCAGCTCGAAGCCGGGGATCGGGTTGTCCGAGACGAGCGCGGCGTCGGTGCCGTACGGGATCGCCATGAGGCGAGCAGCGAAGGCGAGCGACGTCGGGCGCGCGGTGCGGTAGCCGGCGCGCCCCGGAATGACGCTGACGAAAGCGCCGCCGTCAGCTGCGACGCAGCCGCGGATCGACGCGCTCGCGCTGAACGCGGTGTCCATCGCGGTCGTGTACGCGCTCTCGCTCGTTGCGCCCTTCATGGCGCCGTTCACGATGAAGCCGCGGAAACGGCCCTCTTTCTCGCGCGCGGTCAGCCACGCGTCGAGCGTCGAGATCGTCGTCGACGATGCATCGTGCCCGAGGACGAGAACGAACTCCCACGGCTGCGAAGAGATACGGAGTGCTTCGAGCGCTGCGCTGATGTCACCCGACGTGAGGCGCGGGCCGGTCGTCTTGAACGACTCCGTTTGACCCGCGAGCACCGTGCCCGCAGCGAGCGAGAGCGTCGCGCCAGTCGTCGGGATGGCGATCGTGTTGCCCGTGCCGAGCGCTGTCACGGGGCCGAAGTCGCGCCCGCCGTTGATGCTGACTTGGTACGTCGCGCCTGCAACGCCGACGGTGCCGCCCGCGACGAACTTCACGACGATCTCGAAGTCGTCGAACGGCGCGCCGACCGTCGCCGTAGCGACTGAAGAACCTGCGCCCGAGTGCGAAACCGTGCCGTACGTGCCTGCCGTCGATGCCGTAGCACGAATGCAAAGCACGGGATTGCCCGTGATCTGCATGACGTACGCCGCGCCTTCCGTCAGCACGCCGCTGCCGAATTCGGCGACGGCGAGATCGGGTTTCACGTGCATCGACGCGAGCGCGGCCGTGCCCTTTTCGCACGGCGCGATGATGGCGCAGATACCCTTGGAACCCGGCTTCACCACGCCGGTGTTTCCGTCTTTCTTGTTGACCTTGGTTTGCGGGAGCATTGATCCTCAGGTATCGCCGCGCGGTGTTGGATCCGTGGGCGGCTCGTATTCCGCGCGAGTGATCTCGGCGGCATCGGGAATCACGACGTTGCGGGGCACGTCGTAGATGGGTTGTGAGAATGTGAATTCGACTTGCAGCTCGAGACCGAACGAGCGTTGAACGGGCTTCGTCCATTCGGTGCGCCCGAACGCGACGGCGCCGAACGCGCCAGGCGCGTTATGCACCGCGCGCACGACCCACTCGAAGAGCGCCTCGGTAGCTTCGAGCTGCGCGGCCTCGTCGTCAGGCGCCGCGTTGTCGACGGCCCACACGTGCACCGTCGCCGCTCGGCGCCAGTTGCGCAGCGAGCGCACGGTTGCGACGCGCGCGTCCAAGGCGTTGTAGATGTTGCGGTCGCCGACGAAGCGCGCGGGCTCGATCTCGCCGCCGTCGCCGCTCTTGCGTGACGGCACGAAGACGACGCGATTAGCGCCGCTCAGCGTCTTGTTGATGCGCTGCGGGTTCTCTTTCCAGCCCGTGCTGACCGAGACGTCGACGCCGCGCGACGTGAGAAACGTCTGCACCGTGCCGACCGCGGCGAGGAAGCCGGATCGCAGGATGATCGTGTCAGCCATCGCGCATCGCTTTCTCGAAGGCGCGGCGGGCGCCTTCGGCGAGCGCCTCGTTGACGGCCTCGGGTACGGCGTCGCGCTTCGGCAAGATCTGGCGGCGGCGCGCCTCGCTTAGGTTGTTGTTGATGGCGTGCCCGCGCGTCGTCTTCACGATCACGCGCTCGCCCTTCGTCGTGACCGTCAGCGACGCCGCGGCATCAGGCATCGCGCGCGAGCCGTCCTTGCGCGCTCTCCACGCCTCTCCATCGGGCGTCGTGCCCGCGGCTGCGGTCGCCTTGACGGCGTCGAGCACGAGCGGCGCGGCTTCCTTCGCGGCGTCCTCCACGGCGCTCGCGCCGAACGCGCGCAGCTTGCTGATCATGCGGACTAGCGCCTCGTCGCCGCCGTCCTCGCTCATCTGCGATCCTCGCCGCGCCCGATCTCTCGCTGAAGATCAAAGGCCACGTAAGGGCTCGTCTCGGTGTACGCGAGCGGCCCGCCTTTCGTGATCGCGGTTCCGTCGGCGTCTTCGCGCAACGGCAAGTCCCATCGGTTGTCTTCGGCGCCCGCGGCGTCGGCGACTTCCTTCTTTGCGGTGTCGTGAGCCTCTTTGATGTGCTCGATCGACTGATCGGCGGGATCGACTCCGCGAGCTAGGTACAGCTCGAACGTGACGATCTGCTGAAGCCAATTCGTAACCGTGTCGGGCACCGGCGCGGCGAAGGGGCACGCGTAGCGCTTGCGCAGATGCGCGTTGATCCATCCGCTCGTCGCGGTGAGACGACGGAGCAGATACCCCGGGCGCTTCGCTTCGAGGCCGTCCACGTCCACGGCGGGCGCGATCGTGGCTTCCTTGAATTCGACTAGCGTGAGGTAGGAGGGCACAACGCCAAAAGCCCGGCGCGCTCGTTAGAGCGGCCGGGCTAGTTGGTGTGCTTGCTAGGTCACGAGCCCTTGCACTTGAACATGAGGAACGGGTGGCCGTACCCGAGCACGTTGCGGCCCTTGCAGTGCCACTCCAGCTCATCCTTGCGATCGAGATCCGCGTCCGCGCCGGTGCCGCCGCCCTGACCCGTGTAGTACGTGATCCGGAAGGGCTCGCGCTCGACGTAGACGAACGCGCCGAGCTGCGAAGCAGCGGCAAGCTCGCGGCAGCCGAGGAAGTACGTCGTGGACGACTCGAAGCCCGCCAGCTCGTCGGCGACGATGACTTCGAGATTGAGCGAGCGCACCACGGCCTCGACGTCGGCAGAGCCGCCGCCGCTCGCCGCGGCCTTCGCGATGAACTTCGCACTCGTGATCAGGCGAGCGCGCGCCTCGAGCGCGGGCGCGACGATCAGCGCGGTCGGCCGAAGCTTGCGAGGATCCTCGCCGTTCGGCATCTTGATCGACTTGATGTACGCGATCGCCTTCTGGATGTTGGCGAGCGCGACGTCGTCGGTCACGCTGTTGTCGATCGGGCACGTGCCCGGGTAGAGGCCCGACGCAGCGCCTGTGAGGACGTTGCCGAACGTGCCTTGCGCGGCGTCGACGCCGTTGACGAAGTGCGATGCGTGGAAGAACGTCAGCCCGTCATAGGTAACGTTGCCGGCGACTTCACCGTTCTTCAGCGCAGCAACGAATTGCTTCTGGGGCCAATAGGCCATGTACGCGCCCACGTCGCCCGACCACTTGGCCGCGACGTCGACGCCGTTGCCGTCGAGGTCTTCGAGCTGCTGACGCTTCAGCCTGAGGCCAGCTACCGCGTTGCGGTTCTGGTAGCTCGTGAGCTGAGAGATCATGTCCTCGAAGACCATCTTGCCGCCTTCGACGCCGGTGTCTTCGATCATGGCAGTCGAGATCAGCCACGTGAAGATCTCGCGCGCGGATTGCGACGGGAGCGTCTTGCAGAACTGCGACCAGAACAGCTCGGCGTTCAGGCGCGCATACTCGTTCTCGGTGATCACGCGCATGTTCGACTCGAGATCGAACACGAAAGAGGGAGTCAACGGGCCCATATCAGATCACCTCCACGGCGACGCCCTTGACGGCGTCGATTGCCCAGGCTTTGCCGACGACGGATCGCGTCGACGTGGCGCTCGAGATGCTGACCGTCTGGTCGTCGACGCCGTAGATATCCTTGCCGAGATCGGTCACGAGGACGGGGTTAGCGCCGTCGTTGGCCATCCAACGAACAGTGATCTCGCGCTTCAGCCGAACGGACACTTTCTTGGTGCCGTTGCCGAGCATGTCTTCCGCGAAGAAGCCGAGGACGAAGAGGTCGGTCTGGCTCGCGCCGGTCTCGGCGGGAATGCACTTGCCGGCGCTCTGATCGTAGACCGCGAGGCCGTTCTTCCAAGCCTGCTTCGCGTTGCCCAGCTCGAACGCCTGATACTGCCAAGTCTCCTCGCGGAGTCGGCGCGCTTTCGTCATTGCCGCCATGTCACTTGCCTTCCTTCTTCGAGGCGAGCGCGGCGCGCGCATCCTCGGGCGTCATCACGTTGAACGTCGACACGCGACCGGCGTGCACGACGCGCGCGGGCTCGCGCTTCAGTCCCATGCGCTTCGCAAGCGCGTCGCGCTGCGACGGCTGCGGGGCGGGGTTGCTCCCGTCGCCCTGGCCTGCGCCGCGCGTCGCCTCGACTTTCGAGGCCGCGGCGGGATCCTTGCGCTGCTTCAGCGGCAGCTCAGCGCAGATCTCTTCGACCTGCGCGAGCGGCATCGCCGCGAGCTTCGTCGCGAGCTTCGGCGTCATCTGGCGCGACGCGATCACCGCGGCGCGCTTCTCGTTGTCGCGCTCGGATTCGAGCGCCGCGATACGCGAGAGCGCATCGCCGAGGTCGGCATCCTGCGATGCGATGACCTTCGCCGCGCTCTTCGCGGGCGCCGGCTTCGTCGCGGCGATCGAGGCCTTCGTCTTGTCCTCGTCGTCGGCGCTCGCCTTCGTCTTGTCCTCGCCGTCGTCGCTCATCTTTTCCTTGTCCTCGCAGTCGTCGGAGGCCTTCTCCTTCTCGTCTTCATCCGGGAAGGCCGCGGCGATCGTCGCGTACGCCGCCGCCTTCGCGTCCTCGTCGTCGCCGTCGATCGCCGCCTTGAGAGCACTCCACTTCGTTGACATCGTTGCTACCGTCCTCTCGGCAGCTCGGGATGCGAGCGCCGTGACTCCCCACGTTGCGGGGTTGTTGGTGATTGCGAGATTCAAGAGCCCGACGATCTCGCCGTCGTCGTTCACGTCGTATGCCGGCGAGTGGAACTTCCACTCGGGCGGCCGTTTGCAGAGACCTGCGCAAACCGTGTCGGTCCACTCGCAGGCAATCGCCCACAAGTCGCCGTCGCGATCCTCGATAGAGAACCAACCGACTGCGCGTTGATTCTCGAGCGGCGCATCCTTGTCGAGCGACAAGTGATTGACGTCGACCGAGTACCGATTACCGCGACGCGCCTGCTCGTCGAGCAGCAACGTCATGCTGCGTTTCGTGAGCGTGTGCGGCCCGTGATCCGTGATGTTGACGCCCGCGCGCCAGATGCGAAAAGCGGTCGGCGGGCCGTTCGGGTCGTCGCGCTCCACGCCGTCTTCCTCGAAGGCCATCGAGGCGCGGATATGCTTCGTCTTCATTGTAGCGAGACCTCTGCGTCTTTCACCGCGTCATCGAGACCCGCGACCGCGGCGGGCTGCGCGTCGTCGACGATCTCGACGGCGCCGTCTTCGAGCGGGATGGAGAAGCGCTCGCAGACCTCGACGATCTTGATGCGCTTGCCGTACGGCGCGAGCGCCGTCGTCGCTTTCTCGATGGCGCTCGCGATCTTGTCGAGCGCGTCGGCCTCTGCTTTGAGGTCGCGCGGCGGCGTCGTATCCCAATTGACGAAGGCGCTTTGCTCGAGCGCCTCTTCGCCGTAGTGGTCGATCACGTAGCAAGGGATTCCCTGCGTGTTGATCGTGTACGCGAGCGCGTCAGCGCGCGCCTCGATCAGGTCAGCGCGGATCGACTTGTGGACGTCGGCATTCGCAAAGCCGGTGCCGCCCGTCACGGTCACGACCTGACCGGCGAGCGCGATCATGTACTCGCGCTCGGCCCACTCGATCGTGTCCTTGAACGACTCCCACCCGCGGCCGTTCGATTCAATGATCTTGACGTCCCAGCCGGGCGGCAGCTCGAAGACGGTATTGACGCCCCATCGAATCAGCGATTCGAGGAAGCCGGCTTTTTGGACCTCCGTCGCGCCGGTCGGCGTGAATGCCGCGCGGGCGGGGTTCGCTAGCTTGGCCTCCCAATTCGCCTTATGGAGTAGCGCGTGCTCCTTGTTGATCCACGCTCGACCGAGCGCATGCCAGAGCCCGTGTTGCCACGGCGACACGAGACCGCCGCGCGTGTGCAGCAGCCAACGACCGTCACCCGGCGTGATCGGGAGCTGACCGACGACGCTTGTATAATACCAACGATTCTCGTTCCAGCGATACCGCAGAAACTGAGGATCGAGGCGCACGAGGCGCGGGTACGAGCGGCCGGCTACCGGCTTCAGCTCTGCGACCGCGACGCCGAGCAAGTCGCCATCCGCGGCGAGCTGCTCTAGCTCGCTCGCCGGAAACATCTCGTCAAAAACGCTACGGTCGCCGTCGAGGCCTTCGAGCGATTGGACGATCTCTTCGCGCCCGCTGAACTTCTTTGGCAGGCGTACGAGCCCGCCTGACGTCGTGCCGAGCAGACCCGCGAGAACGCCGTCTCGGCGCATCGCCGTGCAGAGTTGCGCGGCCAGCGAGAGATCCCCGCTGTCGGCCATGTGCATGGCGGTCTCGAGATCTGCGAGATACCAGCGCGTGCGCGTCTGCGGTAGCGGCGAGAGCTGCCCGCCGTATTGCTTGCGGCGCTTCTCGACGTCGGCGTCGTCGAGCGAAGGGAGCGCGCTCGGTGCCGCTTCGTATGTGCTGACGCCGAGCAGCGCGGCGACTCGTTCACGCCATCCCATGCGCGGCCATTCCGTTCCCGTCGCATGCGTTGCACGCGCGTTCGTAGGTGCCGGCCGAGCCGGTCAGGGTTTCGGTTCCGGCTCCGCGGCACACGCGACACGCGCGCCCCGTGCGGAGCCGTGCGAGCTGCGTCAGCAGCTCGTCGATGCTGGCGAGCGCCCACGGCTGTAGTGTGGGCTGCTCGTCCATCTGTCATCCTCTTCGACCCCAAGCGTCCATTGCGGCGTAAGGGTCCATGCCGCGCGCTCGAGCGTCCCTGAAAGGGTCGTGTTGAACGGGCGGCTGGTCGGGTTGCTCTGGCCGTGCTGCGGCCCAATCGACGATCTCGAAGCATGCGAGGCACAACGAGTCGGCACGGTCGGGCGAGCGCCCTTCGAGCGCCTTGCGTAGGTCGTCCTTCGACGTGACCTTCGAGCGCCCGCTGATGTGCGCCTCGGCGATGATCTCGGATAGCTCGCGCGTCAGCTTCAGGTCTTCATCGAACGCGAGCCCGTCGCGCATCGCGTCGACGAGACCGAACCAAAGCTCATCACGCACACGGTCATAAACCATCGGTTTACGTCGCGCTCGCTCGCCGCTCCGAATGCCGTACAGCACGAAGACGTCGGGGTTCGTCACGAGGTAGGCCGCGAGCGCGGCATAGACCTTCGCGCCGACGTAGCCGTCACGGTCGACGACAACGAACGGCTTCTCGCTGCTGTCGCCTCGCTGCGTCGCGATAAGCCCGAGCACCTCGACGACGTGCGCCTCAGGCGTGAGCCCTCGGCGCGCGTTCATCTTCGTGACGCGCTTCCCGCGTCGGCACGTGAATGCGCTCTCGTCGCCCTCGCCGCTCTCGCCGGCAGGGTCGAGACCGATCACAAGGCGCCCCGTCGGCGGCGTCGTCGCTACCGCCTTGTGTGCGGCGGCGATCAGGTCGACCGAGAAGAGGCGCCCCTCTTCGAGCTCGACCACTTGGCCGAGCACGTGAATCTTATACAGCGGCGAGTCGACGCCCCACTCTCGGCGTCGCTCTTCGATCCACGTGAGCGTGGCGAGGCCTGGTATCAAGCTCTCGCCTGCCCTGACGTTAGGGGACTCCTCGGCGCTGAGCGTGATCGCCGTGAAGCGATCCGATCTGATGCTCTCGCGAAAGTACCCGCGCGAGCGCGTCGGGTTGCCCGTCAAGAGCATCTTCGCGCCGCCCGCGGTGTTGCCGTCGAGCACCGTGAAGATGTCTTCCGCGATGCCGCTCGCCTCGTCGGCGATCACGAGCATCACGCTGCCGCGGATTCCCTGGAACGCTTCAGGCTTGTCAGCCGTGATGCCGATGATCTGCGCGCCGGTCGCGAAGCGCGCGCCGGTCGATGCCATCTTCGCGCACTCCCCTTGCAGCGGGATACGCGCGTTGTGCCAGAGGTTCCGAATCTCCTCCCAAAGAATTTGCTGGACTTGCTTGAACGTCGGCGCCGTCAGGATGACGCGCGCGCCCGCGCCGCGCGTCGCCGCGAACCAAAGCGCAGCCGCGCCGTCAAGGCGCGACTTTCCGACAGCGCGCCCCGCGGGCACCGTGACGAAGTCGTGCGCGACGAGCGCCGCGAAGACGGTGCACTGACCTTCCCACGGCTCGAAGCCGAGAACGTCTACGCAGAAGCCTACCGGGTCGTCTCGGTACTTCTCGAACGGGTTTGAGTGCGCCTGCGACGCGAGCACCGCGCAAAGCTCGATGCGAACATCATTCGCCATCGACTTCGCTCGCGTGAGGCGCGCCTTGCGAATGCGTGCGCCGTCGATCATTGCTCGGGCTCGAAGGCCTCGACGATCGCCGCCATGGCCTCGGGAAAGGGCGCGAGCACGCGCCCGAACTTCGCGACCATGTCGCGCCACGCCTCGGAGCGAACGATCTTCGCTTCGGTCAGCTTCAGCTCGCCGCGCATCTCGGCGATCTGCTTCGTGTGCGCTCGGATGGCAGCGTCGAGCGCCGCGACGTCGCGCGGATGAGCGTTCGCTTCGAGCGCATCGAAGCGCCGTTGCATGGCGTCGAGCTGCGCTTCGAGCGCGCCGATCGTGTCGGCATTGCCCGGGCGCGCGACGGGCGCCGCGGCGGCTCGAGCAACAGGCCGAAGATCTGCGACGGGAAGAACCGGGGCCCCGCCGCCATTGCCCCGAGTCAGGGTCTTCGGCTTGTTGCGCGAGCCGCGCGGACGGCCGCGGCCGCGTTTGATCGGCTGTTCGTCCACGCTGCACCTCGAAGAAAGAAAACTGACGAGGAAGGGATCGAACCTTCGCGCGTCGGGTTAACAACCCGCTGCTCTGCCGCTGAGCTACTCGCCAAGAAAGACGCCGACCCCCTAGCGGCGCTCCGCGTTCGGGGTCGGCGTGCTAAGCGCCGGGCCCCGAGCACCTCGTCGAAGACGAGCCCACCCGAGGCTTTGACAGACCGAGGGCCGCGAACAGCCAACGGGCGCGGCCGGCGCCGCGCATGGGATCGAGCCCACTACCCCCTGTAGTGCGTTGGTGCGTCGCTTGGTACGCAGCTCGACCGGATTATTTTATTCAGGAAAAGGAGGATGGCCGTATAAAAAGCCGAGACCCCGGGGAGATAGAACCCCTAACACTGTAAAACCGCTTGCTTTTCCTTGATAATGGAAAAAGGTAGTACATGCGTGCACACTACATGCATCGGGCCTTGCCTACATCAGCGCAGTAGGCTCGAAGCCTCACCGATGGCGACGAAGTAGCCGCAGCGTGCGGCGTGCTCTGCGATGGCGCCTTGTCCGATGCCGACGAGGTCGCCGTTGCTATCGAACAGCCCGCCGCCCGAGTTGCCGGGCGCGGTCATGGCGTCGGTCTGCACCAAGCGCACGCCGTCGAGCAGATGCGCCGCCTGCGTGGACGTACGCAGCGCAGATACGATACCTGCGCTGAACGAGTATCGGTGCCCGTACGGATGGCCCATGGTGTACACGGGCTCGCCGACGCGAGCAGTCGTCACGCGCACGCGCGCAACGCCGTGGTCTGGCGTGCCCTGCGCTTCGAGCACCATGAGATCTCGAGCGTCGTCGACGGCGATAGCGTGCGCCTGATGCGCCGTGCCGCCCGAGACCGCGTACCAGAGCGGCGCGCCCGGCGCGCTTGCGCAGTGGGCCGCGGTGAGCACGGTCTCGGCGCCGACCCATACGCCTGCGCACGTGCCGTGACCGTTCCAGACGATGACGGTAGCAGCCCGCGCGCGCTCGGCGACTTGCTCAGCAGCGAGCGGCGCGGGTGCGGGAGAAACGGACGTGAGCGGCTCGACTGCCGGCGCACTATGGGCCGCGCATGCTCCGGAGAGCAGACCAATCAGGAAAGCGATTGCCGATCTCATGTCCTATATATCCTTGATGCAAAAAGTGAGCGGAATGAGCGCTAGGTCAATCCTGACGAGCCTTGATCTCGCCGAGAAGTCGACGCATCTCGCGCATATCGACATACCAATCACCGTTGATCTTCTTCGCTGCAGCGATCGTCCCGCTCTCGCACCAGCGCCTGAGCGTGCTCGCTGGGATGCCGCTCTTGAGCTTCGAGAGCTTGACCCATTCGGCTTCGGCTTCCTCGCTCGGCGTCTTGCCGAACGTCGCGCACACGATACGCACGGCCTCGCTCAGGTCGTCTGTCCACGACGTGGGATAGTCGCCTTCGTCGAGCGTGCACGCAGGCACCAGCGCGCCCCTTGCCTTGACGAATTCGTCCACGAACGTGCCGAGCAGCAAGCGTGCATCGGCGTACAGCTCCGCGCCGCTCGTGATGTCGCTCGACGGAAGACCGAACGCAACAGCGACCGCAGCGACGCCGCGCGGTGCACGCAGCTCGGCGATCGTGCGCTGCCGTACCTCGTCGCGCTTGTCCTCCGGCGCGCGTGCTGCGCGGCGCTCGGCTCGCTGCAAGTCGTCGTCGCTCGGTGCTGCTAGCGCGGCATGGTAGGCGCGGAGCGCGATGATCGTGCACTCACCGAGCCCACGACGGTGCGTCTCGGCCATGGCGCGCAAGGCATCGACGCTGATGCTGGTGTCTTTGACGCGCGTGATCTCTTGCAGCACGCGATATGCCGTCGCGTTGCGCAGCGCGCTTCCCTCGGCGTCGTGGATCTTCGTCTCGGTCGCGTTGGAGTGCGTCGTCCAGCCCGGGCCGTGCTTGCGCGCCTCGCTGCGCGTGCTGAGCTGCTCGAGCTGCGCGCCCATCGATGACGGGGCGTTCGTCTGCGCAACGAGGTGCGAGAGCACTTCGTCGACCGTGATGCGGGTCAGGGAAAGAAGCATGGCTAAGAGCGTTCCTCGGGGAAGATGGCGATGATGAACAGCAGCACGGCGAGCGTGATGACGAAGCGATAGGCGTCCGAAGGCGCGAGAAGCGCGGCACTCACAACGCGGCCCCGCCCTGCGAACGCGCGAGCGCGGCAATCAGCTCGCGCTGCGCGTCTAGCTCGTCGTGTAGCGCAGCGACCTCGGCTGCGTGCGTAGCGCGCGCCTCGGTCAACGCGGCCTCGGCTGCGGTACGTGCGAGGCGCTCGCGGTCAGCGGCGATGCGCGCGGCTCGCAGCTCGGCGACGAGGCGCGGGTCGATGTGGCCGGGGATCACGAGGGCACCTTCGCGCCGCGCGGCACGTAGCGCCCGGTCTGGTACAGGCCGATCCCGATCGCGTCGAGCACGTTGTGTCGCTTCGACGGGGCCATCCCGTTGCGGCCGGGCGCGCTCGCGAAGGCGACGTCGACGATCCTTTGCTCGGCGGCGTCGAGGCGCGACCAGATGCGCGGATGGTGCGCGGCTTTCGTGATCTGCGCCTTCCACTGCTCGGGCGCGACGAGCACGAGGCGACCGATCGACGCGAGCGCACGCAGCCGGCCGATGTGCTCACCGAGGTTGATAGCCAACGTGACGACGCTCTCGGCGGTCGCCTTCGTTCGGAGCTTGGGACGCTCGGCGACGACAACATCCCAATCCCAGGGGCCAACTGGCGGTAGGCCTAGCCCGCACGAGGTCAGCCTAGAATCGACGAACACGGCCCACCCGGTGTCAGTGCCCGGGTCGATGGCTAGAAGGGTCATAGACCGTATATTGGAGCGACTGCATCGCATATCCGGTCAGGGTCGGCACTGGGCGCGCGGCGGGCCGTCGCCTCGCAGACTACTGAACGGATCGTCCGCGGTTTTGGTCTCGGATAGCGGTTCCCGAGTACCCCAAAAACGGACCCCCTCGGGAACCGGTTCCCGATCGGTTCCCGCCTGGTTCCCATCGAGGGAACTAGTCGGCACGGGTTCCGGTTC